GCAGAAGTAAATACGAGATAATACCCTGTCTGTCTTGCTGTACCTGTACCGTTTGCTGCGCCGTCGCCAGTAGCAGTAAATACAGTGTTTAAATTACTATCCGCTGCGCCGATTGTAGTGTAATCTGTGCCACCTACAGTAATAATTTTATATTCTGTTCCATTAACAAATGATCCTGCTGCGACTGTTGCGCCGCTGCCAGTTGCTGCTGCCGGATTTTGTTCTAAGGTATAGTTTGTTGTTGCAAGTTGGAAGACATTTTCGACAAGTACTAAAACATTTTGTGCTGCTGCCGGAACTGGATAATAAGTATCGCCGCTGTTTAGTGGACCAAATACTACTGCTGTTGCATCACCATTGCCTAAGTTTTGTTGTGTAATACCTGGATCTGCATTAGGTTCTTTAAATCGTAGTGGGCGCCAAGCGCCATTTTGATATGCTTCAAACTGTTCAGATGTAGTATTGTACCGCATATGACCGTTGTTTGGTGATGCAGGACGCTGTGCTGTAGTTCCTTTAGGTATTAATAAAGTGTTTGTACTGTTTATTCTTACTTCATCATCAAGACCAGTATGGATACCAACTGCTCCGGGTTGGATAGTACGTGGACTAGTAGTTTGTTGCTTAAATAATCTCATTTATACTTCCAAATAACTTACTGTTGCTGCCAGATTTGTTAATGTTGTTCCAATGTCAGGCTCAGCAACAAATACAAGCTTATCTCCTTCTTCTAATACTATTCGTTCACTGTCAAAAGTAAAAGTCTCGCTTGCTGGTAAACTAAGACCATTAATAACTCGTGTAACTTTGTTTGCTAATGCACCGCCACTTGGTATTAAATGCATATCAAAGGATGCAGTCGCAGTGCCATCAGTATTACAAACCATAATATTTGTAATAGCATAACTTTTGCCTGCCGGTACACCTTGTCCAGTTGACTGATCAAGTATATCTAGTGCAGTTGTTTTTAATTGTGCGTTTACTATTGCCATTTGTTTTCCTTAAAAAATCATGCTATAAAGCAATGATCTATTTTTACTTATTAATTCATCGGATTTGCTGTCTTGGTTTACAAAGTATAATCCCGAACCACCAGTACTCTCTGTTGTGGAATATAGTTTAATTCCGCTCACTGGAGGATTTGCTGTTGGTAAGTTAGGATCATTGTCATAAAGTAATGATGTTATTTCTAAAGCATCTTTTACAACTACACTCTTTGGACCGTTTGCACTTAGAACTAAATCTTGATTAGTATCAGTTGTGGTGATTAAATTATCAAGAATTTCAATTCCACTTAATGCCATTCGGTTTGTATAAAAGTTAGCAGCAACAATACCGTCTATTGTTATTCTAACTGTGCTGTCTGTTACTGGATCTGAGTCATCTAATACTGCAACTTCCGAATTACCTTGTGCAATGTTATCATCATTATATAATGATAATGCATATGTTATGTAATCTACAACACCTTTAGCGTTTGGTATAAAGTCATTATTAATAGGTACTGCATTACTTACTGCTGCGCCGGTATACGTAAATACATTTTTTTCGTAATCAACTGTGCCTGCTACATTAATAGCACTATTAGGAGTAGTTACATATAACGGTCCTTCAGCATTAAGGCTGTTTACGTTAAGTGGAAGAAAGTCTCCATTAATATCTTCGAATCTAAATGAACCTGTGCCACTAGAGCCGCCGGCTACATATGGACTTTGTTCGTCAAATACTAATCTTGCAGTAGGTAAACTACCTCTAGCAACTTCAATTCCTGCTTTATATCCGAAGCTCGCACGTATTCCTGCGCCTGATTCGCCGTCATTTAATGTTAGTATGTTATCAGCAATAGTAGTATTAGTAGATTCTACAGTTGTTTGTGTACCTTTAACTTCAAGGTCGCCAGTAATTACAACAGTGCCTCTTGGGCTTGCTGCTCCGCTGGTGGTATCTAAGTAGATTGTGCCTGTGTCGCCATTATCTACTACAATTCTGTAGTCACCGTCTGTTACTCTTAATACTTTTGACATTCTTTTATCCTAGTTAAAAAGTATGGGGGAACTTAATCCCCCAAACTAATCTTAGTTAGCTTCAAATACGTCTGCGCCAGCTTCAACTTGTGTTACTGTGCCTGCACTTGTGTAAGCAGTGAATCCACTTGTGTCAACACCAATTGTAAATGCTGTTGCACTAGTCTTAGTAATTGTATATACTAAGTCGTTAAGCTCAACCATACCAACTACGCCAGTAATTCTTACTCTGTCGCCGTTAACTAGTAGATGCGGTGCTGTACATGTAACTGCACCCGGATCTGCTGCTGTACATGCGTTCATTGTTGATGCTGCAACTTCTGATGCATCGCCAGCTTCTTCTATCTGAGCTGCACCATCGTCTGTAGCAGTACTAAAGTTCCAACCAATAGTTGCGTTAGTATCCATGGTCATTTTGCGTCCTGCAATTTTATTAACTTGACGTACAGTGCCGCCATCGTCTTTAATTACAATACTCATTTCGCCTGCTGCAACTGCGCCAGCTGCTTTGTCTACTAAGAAACAATCTTTTTCAGTTACGCCATCTGTGCAACGGAATTTCTTTGATCCAAGTTGCTTAACAATATAACCGTTTACTGATGAAGTTCCGTTATGAAACTGTACTTTAATTTCGCTGCCGCCTGCTGTAGGTGCTCCGAAAAATCTTTTGTTTAGTGGTCTTCCCATTTGTTTTTCTCCTTTAAAACGTTCTAGGTTTACGCAGTGGGTCATTTCTGCATAAGTCCGCAAAGTGCGGCACGATTAATGACACAAGTATTTATCCGAAACAAGAAAAGGCTAGTGCAAAAACACTAACCTTCTTGTACTGCATGTATGGAGCGGGTAAGGAGAATCGAACTCCTGTCTTTAGGTTGGAAACCTAAGGTCTTACCATTACACAATACCCGCATAATAGGGTGATAGGTTGGGATTAATGATTACCAACAACTCCTTATCAACTCATTTCAGTTATCGGAGCGCCTAACATCGAACCGTTAAGTCCAAAATCTATATCTTCGTATCTCTACGCTCATACAGTCCTACTACAGGTGTTAGCCAAGTTCACAACGTTGCAGTTGCTTGTTCCTTGCACTATCATAACAAAGGATATCTCCTAGCTATGTATATATAATAGCACTGATAAGAACGTCTGTCAACCATTTAATTAAAAAAAGTCATAAAAAAACAGGACCCGTAGGCCCTGTTTTTATTAACTATTGTAAAGTTTACTGGAAACTTACGTTAGCTGAGTTAGTTGACAAGTCAACTTTAGCTAGATAGTCAGCAGCGTTACCCAAAGATGACGCTGTGTTGTTTAGCTCGACATAACCATAACGTGTCATGAACGAAACAACTGGCTCAAAGCTAGACGGATCAAGTACAACGCCTGAGCTCATTAGCGGGATGTATGGGCAATAGAATGCCGCTGCATCTGATTCGCTTGAACCTTTATATCCAATAAGGATATCAGAACTATCTGCTGCATATGTGTTAACATATACTTTCATTGCATTGTTCAAAGTACCAACCATCTTAGTGTTAGTTGGAGCTTCAAATGTGCCTTCAGTTGTTCTTGCGAACGCAGAAGTTGTAGCAGATTGTAGAATTGTTAGTGCAAAAGGACTAACAACAGCCCAGTTACCTGCGCCTCTACGTGTACGCTGAGCGATCTTGTTTGCTTCACGGTTGATTAGAACAGCTAAAGCAGCATGCTCGTCACCAACGAAAGTAGCAGTACCACTAACAGTTGCTTGGTTATAAGTAGAACCGGCTGTACCAGCAAGTGTACTTAGCGATGCTAGTACTTCCTGGTCGATCTCAGCAGTAATCTCTTGTGCAAGAGCTGCCATGATTTCCGCTTCAACATCAATACCATGCATTGATTGTGCGTCTTGAGCAGCTTCAAAAGTCCAACGAGCTGATAGCTTGCGTGATTTTGCTTCTACTGTTTGCTTCAAGATTTGGATGCTTAGTTTATTACCTGACTCACCTTCTAGTGCGGCAGTTGAAGCTGCTTTACCAGTAGTTGCGCCTGAATAAGATTCAGCAATCTTGAATGGCGATAGTGCTTCTTCGCCTGCTGTTGCGCCACTTGCGCCAGCATTAAACGTGTCCGAATAACGAACTCGTAGTGTGTGGATTTGTCCCACTGGGCCTGTCATAGGCTGAACACCAACTAACTCGTTAGCGATAACGGTTGGCATTACACGTCTGATGACCGGTAAAATAACTCTGTTAAGAGTTGCGACATTGCCAGCTGACGTTGCGCCTGCTCCAGCAGATTCACTTAAATACTTGCGAGTATTTTCTAGTGTAGTTGCCATTACAGCTTTCTTGGTGCCTGTTAGGCCCTCAAGAAGTGCGTTTTTTGTATCAGACCAGCGGCTTTCTAGTAGTTCCGACATAGTTTTCTCCTTATTTTAAACCAGCTAAACGACGAATGTCAACGACATTATCATCTTGCATTGAACTAGTGTTTGTTTTTGTTGTAGTGTTGTCTCTGTTGCCTGTAATTTCTTTTGCCTCTGATAAGACTGCCTTCTTTGCCGGAGTATTTCCATCAATCACTGATGGGAGGTACTTATCAAAAGACTTTTGTAGTCTATCGGTTTGTACTGATTCCAGTAAATCTGTCATGATCTCTCTTTGCCCTTTATTCAAAGGCTCCATTAAATCATTAAGTCTGTTTTTGCGTTCAGCAATTGCTGTTATACGCTTTACTTCTTGGCCTTTAGATTCTGCTAGTGTTTTTGCTTTTAGTGCAAATGCCTTCGCTTCAACTAACTGTTTGTCTTTAGTAACAACAACTTGCATTAATTTTGCAGTTTCTGAATTT